GAGAAGCAGAACAATACTACAACGAAACCTTTAAATCAGAATAGAATGAGCGTAACAAATTTCGAAGAGTTCACACACGAACTTACAAGCGAAGAAATGGAAATACTGCCAGTAGTGGTACACGGATTTCGAAACTACAAAAAGGAAAACCCAATTAAAAGCGAATTGATAGTAACACGAATGAACGAATACCTAAACACGAAAGGTTATAAAACTAAAATGAATGGTCCGCGTTTACGTAAGATAGTTAACTACATTCGCACAAATGGCATAATACCGCTAATTGCAAATTCTAATGGATACTTTACAACAGATTGTAAAAAAACAATTGAAGAACAAATTAATAGTTTAAATCAACGAGCTAATAGTATAAAAAATTGTGCGATTGGTTTACAAAAATTTTTATAATTAATTAAAAATTTATATATTTGTATTGTAGGGTTGCGGCTACATTCAGAAACTTATTTAAGACCTTAGTGTTAGTAGAGACCGCAACCTTGAAAGCACTAAGGCTTTTTTATTTTATGACACGAAAAGAAAGATGCGAATTAGCAATTAAACGTGGTTATACCTACGATCCAGAAACTGGTATTATTTATAATAGATTTAATAATAAAGTTGATTATATTCAAAAAGACGGATATATGAAGTTTAGTGTTAATGTAAATAATAAATTATTTGCAATAGGAAACCATAGATTTGCTTGGTACTGGGTAAATAAAGAGTGTCCTATAGAAATTGATCATATTAATAATATTAGAAATGACAATAGAATTTGCAATTTAAGAGCAGTAACACGACAACAAAATCAATGGAATAGAAAAAATGTTAAAGGGTATTATTTTAATAAAGTTGCTAAAAAATGGTATTCATATATTAGAATAAATAAAATTAAAACTTATTTAGGTTATTATAATACTGAAGAAGAAGCACGAAACGCATATTTACAAGCAAAAGAAAAATATCATAAAATTTAACATTTATCCATTGTTATATTAAAAAGAATAGTTATATTTGTCAAACAATTAAAATTCATATTATGAAAAACCTATTTAAAAGTTTAGCAGCATTTCAACAAGAAGTGCCAGTAATTCACAAAGGAACGCAAGGATACGGATATTCGTATGCAGACCTTCCGAAAATCTTTGAAGTGATTAATCCATTATTACAAAAACACGGATTAGGATTTACGCAGTTAGTAGACAACAATTCTATTAAAACTATTTTATTTCATGTTGAAAGCGGTGAAACTATAGATAGTTGTACTTATGTTCCTTTTGATTCATTAAATTATGAAGAAGTCATCAAAGTAGATAGGCAAGGCAACGAGGTTAAAGCTAATGTAATTAAAGGATTTGAAGGAATGAATAAAGCACAGGCAATTGGTTCAATGATAACTTATTTTCGTAGATATGCTTTAAGCGCTATTTTAGGAATAGTTACCGATAAAGACACTGATGGCTCAAGCGTTAAAACAACTAATGTAGTAAAAAAGCCTACAATACAAGGTGAACGCTTTTTAAAAGCAGTTGAAGCAATTAGAGCGGGTGAATTTACAGCTGAAGAACTACAAGCTAAGTTCGAATTAAATGAAGTTCAACAAAAAGCATTGTTACTGATATAGTATGGAAAAGCAAGATATAACAGAATTACAGGGAAAAACATTATTGTATATTCGTGTAGATAGAGAATTAGATGAGATTTTATTTACTTGTAATGACGGAACTCAATATAAAATGTATCACGAAGAAGATTGTTGCGAAAGTGTTTATATTGAAGATATTAACGGAGATTTAACTGATTTAATAGGTTACCCAATTTTAATAGCTGAGGACATAAATAACGATGAGTTTGTAAAAAACTTTGAAGAATCTTTTAAATTAGAAGAAGGAAAAAACCCCGACTATGAATGGAACTATAAAAATGAGTTTGGAGAAAGTAAACCCGAGTCTTATAATTGGACTTTTTACAAATTAGCAACTATAAAAGGTTATGTAGATATTCGTTGGTATGGCGCAAGTAATGGTTATTATTCTGAATCAGTAGATTTTGTTAAGTTATGAAAATAAGAGCATCACAAATAGGAAAACTTATGAGTCTCCCCAAAACAAAAGGGGAGGTTCTTTCTAAAACTACAAAGACCTACATTCAGGAACTTGCAATAGAACATAAATACGGAATCCGTAAAGAGTTTTGGAGTAGATACACGGATAAAGGTAACGAAGTAGAAAACGAAGGCATAGCACTTGTTAACGATGTGTTGAACTTAGGCTTTATTTACAAGAATGAAGAAAACCTAAACAACGATTATTTAACAGGAACACCAGACGTAAACACGAACGAAGTTCTTTTAGATGTAAAATGCAGTTGGGGTGCTACAACGTTTCCATTTTTTGAAAGCGAATGTCCGAACAAAGATTATTACTATCAATTACAAGGTTATATGTGGTTAACAGGAAAAGACGAAGCATTACTTTGTTACTGCCTTGTAAATACACCTTTTCAAATTGTAGAAGATGAAGTTAGAAGAGAACATTGGAAACAAGGGTTAATTGATGAAAGTTTGGATGTAAGGGACTTTGTTCAGTCTAAACATAACTTTGATCATATACCAAAAGAAAAGCGCGTGAAAGTTTTTAAAATAGCAAAAGACGAAAGCGTAATTGAACAAATTAAAGAAAGAATAGAGTTAGCAAGAGTATATTATAACAATTTAATTAATGAACTATGATAGATTTAGCAGAATTTTTTGAAAGCATTATTGACAAGTACGGAGAATCAAGAGCTAAAATGATTGAATATAAATTAAAATACGAATCTTTAGAAAGTAAAATTCAAGTTTTAGAAACTAAATTAACAAGCGCAAAAGCTGAAATTCAACTATTGAATGAAACGATAAGTGAATACGAATGCGAAAAAATAAATAAAAATGAAAGATGACTTACAAATAATGGGTTACTACAAAAACACGACCCGAGAGCAAATAGTACAAATCAAAGACTTTAAAAAAGATAAACTTTGGTACGAAACTATAAAACAATATGAAACAAACCCTATAACGGAGTTTTGTTGTTCGGTTGAAAGATTTAAAAGGTTATATATTAAAACAAAGTAAAAATGGAAAAGAGAGACAATTCAGGAGCGTTATTTACTAACGACAAAAGAGAAAAAGAAACGCATCCACACTATCAGGGTAAAGCAACTATCGCAGGTGTTGAGTATTACGTTTCAAGTTGGGTAAAAGACGGACAAAAAGGAAAGTTTCAAAGCCTAAGTTTTAAACCAGTTCAAGAACAAGCGAAGCCAACAGCTAAAAAACCAAATGGCAGACCAAATTATGGTAAAGAGTTCGATGACTTTTTAAATGGTATATGAAACAACAAGCAAAGGTTTTAAGCGAAGCAAATGAACTAACAAGGTTAATGATTAGACACTACTTACAAAAACACGAATTAAGTTTAAACGCTTTTTCTAAGTTAGTAGGTATAAGACAACCTAACTTGTTTCAGTTTATGAGTGGTAAAACTTTATCCAGTAGGTCAATTGAAAAGCTGGGTGAGTTCTTTAGTAAATAAAAGGTTAGTCAGGATGCGAAGTATGGGTAACGCAGCCATTATCAGGTGCTCCACTGTAAAGATATGAACAGGGCGCTGGGGGTTCGAGTCCTCCCCTGACTACAAAAATTTAATTTGCCCTAAGTACACGGGAACGTAAACACAACTCACATCCCATTAGAACTGTGCGCTCAGGTTGTCCTAATCGTAAGTAGGCAAAGTTGGTAACTCTTTTAGGTGTTGTATAGCAAAAGTTACATTAAGGCGGAACGTAAAAAATTCCGCTTTTTTTTATTCTTTTTGTTGTTATATTAAAAAGTATTATTATATTTGTTTAACAATTAAAACTAAAAATTATGAAAGATTTATTTAAAAAATGCCCTGAGTGCGATGCAGCTGGTTATGTAACTATCGATATTAACGATACTGATATACCTTACGAGCAAAACGAAATTGATTATACTTGTATGGTATGTGATGGAACTGGCGGAGTAGTAGATAAAGACGAACTACTTGAGAAAATAGACCAAGTAAATGATTTAATACAAGGTATGCAGGTAAGAATGCGTTGTCATTCTGATACTATTAAGCATTGTAAAAAAGGTATGTTAGACCAATTAGCAGAAAAATACGTCTATAAATTAGAAATTTGTAGTTTAGCTTTAGGACGTTTGATGAATTATAAAAGAAAATTGTATAATTTAGTTGCGTGAGATATTTAACTATACTTTTATTTCCTTTCATTATAGCCTTATTCTTTTTGGATAGGGCTGTTCTTGTTTTTGTTTGGAACATTCCGAGTGTTAAGATTCAGAAATGGTTGTTTAATGAGTTGGAGATGAGGAAAAGTTTGGTTCGTGTTTCAGTAGGATTAATAGTTGTTTTAATACTTACGTTAATTGGACACTAACCGTTTTTTGAATGACCTTTACGCAGACCATAAACACTGGATTAAAGTTGTACGCTCGTTTGGAGAGTATTATTTAGCTGAAGATATAGTTCAAGAAATGTATTTAAAGCTGGCAAAACACGAAAACAAAGAAAGGTTTTACCGTAATGGAACTATTTACAAGGGCTTTGTGTGGGTTGTTTTAAGAAATATGTATTACGACTTTGAGAAATCTAAACAAAGGCTTCAAAAAGTGGATATAACAGAGGCAATACAGTTAGTTGATGAAAGTAATCCATACGAAAAGACGAATGCACAAATAGAATTAGAAAACAAAATAAATAAAACTGTAGATAGTTGGCATTGGTATGATAAACTGTTATATGAACTTTACCGGGATACTGGAATGAGTACGCGCCAAATACAAAAATGCACTGGAATAAGTTTTAAGTCAGTATGGCAAACGTTAAAATACTGCAAGGATAGTTTAAAAATTGAAGTAGGCGAACATTATGAGGACTACAAAAACGAGGATTACGAATTAATAAAATAAAAACATGGCAAGAAAAAGACGAACAAAAGCTGAAATATTAGCAGCTGAAAGCAAAGGGTTAGGAGACACCGTTGAAAAGGTACTCGAAGTAACTGGAGTAGCAAAAGTAGCTAAATGGTTATTAGGAGAAGATTGCAACTGCGATGAACGCAAAGCAAAGTTAAACGAGTTGTTTCCTTACAGAAAGGCGAAGTGCCTGGAGCAAGCTGAATATGATTGGTTAAAAGAATGGTTTGACAAAAAGGCGGAAGCAATAAAGCCAAGTGAACAAAAAACAATACTTGCAATTCATTCAAGAGTGTTTGGAGTACGCAACGAACCAACTTCATGCGGAAGCTGTATTTTAGAAAGAGTAAACCAATTAAAACAAGTTTATAACACTTACGAAGATGCCAATTCCTAAACCAACAGCAGAAGAAACAAAGTCGGAGTTCATTCAAAGATGTATGACTGATGACAAAATGGTTAGTGAGTATGAAAACACGGACCAAAGATTAGCAGTTTGTTCAACAAGTTATGAAGATAACCTATCCAAAAACACGAACGAAAATTGAGCCTAACATTAACCAGCGATTACTATATTGTATTTATGAATCCAAATAAACATAAACAAGATTGGAACGCTTTAAGGTTAATAATGAAAGTAGCAGAAATAAACTACTGTGTGTTCATAGATACGAAAATAGATTTTATGGAAATACACGCAGTATCAAAAGACGAATTCAAAGATTATTATTATAACCCTAATTAAATGAAGTTAGTAAAAATAAGTGAGGTTAAACCTAACCCAAAGAACCCAAGAATAATAAAAGACGGAAAATTCCATAAGTTAGTGACTTCAATAAAGGAATTTCCTGATATGTTAAATAAACGTCCCTTAGTTGTTTTTACTGACGTAGATAATAAATATGTTGTACTGGGTGGTAATATGCGTTTAAAAGCCTGTAAAGAGATAGGATTAAAAGAAATACCTATTATAGTAGCAGACGAATGGACGGAGGAACAGAAAAACGAATTTTTAATAAAAGACAACGTAGGTTTTGGAGAATGGGATTGGGATAGTTTAGCAAATGAATGGGATGTAGAAAAGTTAGACGATTGGGGTTTAGATTTACCGATTGATTTAGATGCAATTAAAGAAACAAAAGACATTCCAGATATAGGAGAAATTGAATTTAGTGAAGAGTTATTGTTAGAACATAATTACATTGTTTTATATTTTGATAATGCTATGGATTGGGAAGTTGCTCAAGAAGTATATGGATTAAATAAAGTAAAAAGTAAAGAAAGTTCTTTAGGAAGTCAAAAAATAGGTATTGGAAGAGTTTTAAATGGTAAAAATTTTATATGAATGTTATAATCCCAAGTTATAAAAGAAGCCACGATTTAAAAGGAAAAGATTATTTCTTTATGGCTAAATATTGTGTTCCCGAAAGTCAAAAACACGAATATATTGAAGTAGTTGGAAAAGATAGAGTAATTACTTTGCCTGATAATGAAGACGGAGATATAGTAAAAAAACGCAATTGGATTTTAAATAATATAGAATTTCCTTTAATAATGATTGATGATGATGTTTCAAGTATTAATTATTATGAAAATAGAAAGGGAGAAAATGACGGAGAACATAAAAAAAAAGAATTAGACAAACACGAATTAATTAATTTTTTTAAACATAATTTTTTATTATGCGAAGAGTTAGGATGTAAAATGTGGGGATTATCTCAAAACGAAGATAATAGAATATACAAAGAATTTTTACCTTTTAATTTAACAAATGTTGTTTTGGGTCCTTTCCAAGCTCATTTAAAACACGAATTAAAATTTGATAGCAGGGTAGGAACAAAAGACGATTACGATATGGCGTTACAACAATTACATAAATACAAAAAAATGTTACGATTAAACAAGTTTCATTATTTATGTGAACACGGAGATAATAAAGGTGGCATTGTAAGTTATAGAAGTAAAGAAAAAGAAATAGAATATTGTAAACAGATAATGTTAAAGTGGGGTAAAAAAATAATTCAATATAGAATACCACCAAGAAAAATGACTGATTTACTAAACGCAAAAAAAGTAAATGTTCCGATTAAAGGAGTTTAAATAAACAACGAAATTACAACGAACAATGGCATACGATAAAAAAAAGATATACGAACAAGCAAAAGAAATGATTGTTAAACACAGATTGTTTTTTTTTGATGATATTATAGCCTACCTTCCTATTTCCTCCAGTACATTTTACGCTTGGGAAATGGAAAAATCGGAGGAGCTAAAAGAATTATTAAACCAAAACAGAACTGAGTTAAAAGTTTCAATGCGTTCAAAATGGTATAAATCAAACGCACCAGCTTTACAAATGGCGTTAATGAAACTGATTGCTTCACCTGAAGAATTACGAAAACTGGCAATGAATCATAATGTAACAGAAGAAGCTGAAAAACCTATATTTAATAAACTTGATATAGATGTTGACTAAAACAACAGCGCAGAAAAAAATAGCACAATTAAAAAAAAGAATTAGAATTATTCAGGGAGGCACGTCAAGTTCAAAAACGTTTACAATACTTTCTTTTTTAATTCAATACGCTATTGACAATCCGAACAGCGAAATTTCAGTAGTATCTGAATCAATACCACATATTAAAAGAGGAGCATTAAAAGATTTTATAAAAATAATGCGGTGGATAGGTAATTTTAACGAAGGTAATTTCAATCAGTCAAGTCTCACATATCGATTTAATAAAGGCAGTTATATTGA